TCCCTGAATGTTTGGGTGTCGTTATCGGCACCTGCTACAGGAAAGTTTTCGTTTATGCTCAAATAATTTATATTACTCACGGTTTCTTTTCTCCACGTTGCGGGAATACAAAGTATTTATCCTCAATTTGCCCGTCAACTATATCTATGATATAGCGATCTGCAACAAAGTTAATAGACTTGAAATCAAACGCTTTTTGTTTAATTCTAGCTATAATACTGTCGGCTTTCCCTGGTTTTGTATAGCATAATACTAATGCTTTAGTAAATCCAAGCTCAAAAGTGCTTGTTTCTTGTATACTTCTCATCCATAGAGGTAAAAACCCTCTGTCTCTTTCCCCAACAGTTTGTATTCTCTTTCTCATGTTATTTACTGAATTAGGAAAAATTCTTTGATGATCTGAATCACTTACTAATGGAACATCACTATCAATGCTAATACTGTCGTAACTTACAATGATTTTACTATTAATATCATCTGGTAATTCTACTACTTGTGATATGCTTTTACCATTCTTTTCAAGATCGTCAATTATATCAACATATACAACTTCATACAACAATTCAGATGTAGTTGGGTCTTTTGCTACTGCTTTTTTAACATTACCAAACGTAAAGCGTTTGTTGTAATGGTTCCTGCCCATTGCAGAAACAAACAGTTCTGCTGTTTTACTTTCAATACCAGCAAATAGTAATGCTGTTAATTCACTCTGTACTCCGTAGTTCTTATCACCATAACGATAAATGTCCTCTGGTTTAAAAACAGTAGAGTCAGTAATAAAGTTAAACCATGATAATCTTTTCTCTTTTGATTGTAATGCTCTAACATATATGTTTGAGAATACTGTTTGATTATCAGCAATTACTTTAATTTTAAATTCTCTCAATGCTTCAGCAAAGTTTGCACCGTCTTGTGCTTTAACTGTAAATTTAAACTCTTTATCAAAAGACGATCGACCTTGATCAAATGTTAAACTAAAGTCTCGAGATCTAGTTGATGAATCTTCTCCAGCACTATCCTGTTCATAAAATCTAGTTAGCCCTAACCCTTTATCATCTTCAAATTGTTTTACTTTACCTTGAATAAGTCCTGTAGGTAAAAATTCTAATCCTGCAGGTAAGTTTCCACTTTCAAGTGTGTATAAAATTCTGCCACCATACAATAAACTTTTTGCTTCGACATATAAGTTACTTGGCTCGTTAGGTTTAATAGTTCCTCTATCAGAAGGTGTAATCCATTCAATTGAACTTTCAACCTCACCAATGATGTCTATGTTGAATGTTCTTTCAACTGTTGAAACACCTGGCACCCAAAAATCAGTATCTGTAGGCAATCTGTTTTGGTTCTCCACAATAGCGATGTAAATAATTCCATCATAAACAATTGCTTCGTTAACAGTATAAATTCTAGTACTACTCCAATTACCTACAAGTGTGTAATTAATTGTTGCTAAGTTTGCAGGAAAGTTTACAGCTCTCATAGTGAACTGATAATTTTTAGTTACTGCTGCTTGATACGGAACTTTACCAGAAAGGTCTCCTGTTACAGTGTCGAGAGTAAGACCGGGTGGTATAGTACTTGGAGTACCATCTGGATTATTTTCAACTAAGAAATAAGTTATTGTACCTGATAGTGTAGGTGGATCGTAAACATCTAGTGCAACAGTTACAAAGTTATTTGCTCTATATCTACCTAAGTAAGGATCTGTAATCCATAGTGGTTGTCTGTTACCACTATTATCTGCTTGGAATAAATTTGTATCAACTTGTAGTAATGTGTTGTCTGCTTTTAAAAATTCTTCAGTAACAACATAGATTTTAAATGTTCTATGTATAGCATTAATGCCGTCAGTAACTGCAATACTAAATGTATATTCTCTACTTAATTTTCTAGGTATTTGACTTCCTTCTGCATAGTCAAATCTTTGTGTATCGTAAAAGTATGTGTCAAAACCAGTTGATGTATTTTTTGCAATATCAAGTGGAACAGTATCAAAAGAATGTGTATCGTATGCTCCAGTGTTAGTTGAATTGTACTCTACAGCCTGCACAGGCTCCGTAAAACCGCTGATCTTTCCTGTTTGGGACAATGACAAGCCCGGAGGTAAAAGACCGCTGTTAGGCACCATATAGTAGCTTAGAGTCTCCCCTGCTGTAAGATCTTTGTCTGTTGCTTGTAATTGAAAGTCTATTTTAGAATCGTCAAGTGCAAAGTATGCATCACCTTGCCCAACATTTAAATAACCTCTTTCTGTAATCCATTCTGGAAAGTCTGCTCCTGTTATGGACATACTAAATGTTCTATCCATACAGCCACCAGTACCGTCATCAGCTCTGATAACAAATTTATTAGTTGTGTGTTTTGTAACTTCTCCAGGTGCGCCTTTGATTACACCATTAGATAAAACACAACCTACAGGAAGTGAACCAGCAATTATAGAATATGAAATTGTACTAGAAGTATCAGTAGACGCTTCTATTGGAATGTTGACTGTGATCCTTTCTTCGAAAGTACCTAGGTCTCCTGCTGGCGTAATCCAAGTAATTGCCATTTAGAATTTGCTCCTTATAAACCGCCAACATCTAAATTGATTCCTGAATCATACGTTAGTGTACCAAAATCAATATTAGATCCTTGCAGTGCTAATTGTATGGCATTTTCAAACCCTGAAGCTCCAACAGGTCCAAAGTCGTATGTTGTTAAGTATTCAGTTACCGGTACAATAGTTTTAAATTTAATAGTGCTGCCTACAGCGGTAACTTCAATATCTTTGAATCCGTTTTCTGATTGTGGCGCACTAGTACCTTCCATAGTAATTTGTTGGTGTGTATTAGCCAACATACTACCACTATCTGTATCGATTCTTGTAAATGCATCTGGCGCAGTACTAGCAACAATAATTGCTTCGTTACCTTCGTCAAGTTGAATTTTAGAACCAGCTACTAGTTTTCTAAAGTTTAGATTTGCACCAACTTTATCTCTAAACACACTAACACCATTAGCACCTGTATTGGTTGCTGTAATTGTTAGTTCTGTTTCTAGTGTTGAGAAGTTTGTGTTAACTTTCTGGAACGCTGTTCGTAGATCATCACCTAACCCGTCGTTTACAATATTACCTATGTTTATTGTTTGTATCGCCATGTATCACTCCTAATGTAGATCTGCCCAGCCTGCTGTACTATCATTATTTGCATCAGCAGCGTATCCTTGAAACTTTCCTGTTGTTGTGTTGTAAACCATCATTCCAAAAACTGGTGTAAGTGCATCTATCTCAGTTTGTGTTAGTTGTGGTGGTCCAACATAAAGTTCTGTAAAGTTAGAATTAATTTTTTCAAACGCTCCACGTAGAGTATCGCCTGTTCTATCGTTTGCGGATGTTCCAATGTTTACTGTAAGTTTTGCCATCTATCCGCTCCTATACCCAACCGCCAATTGCAATTTTGCCCCAGCCCGTACTCTTGCGGACATAAACATAATTGTCATCAACTCTAATTTCGCCAACTTCTGCTGCTTCTGTTTCTGAACTTGGAGCAGCTGAGCCTGGTGCAATCTTACCTGTAACTGTGCCTGTTGCACCATCAATTACCACAGAAGAGTCATCACCAAATACTGAACCTCTAATGTCAATGGTTGCTGTACCTTGTAATACTGCTGCTGGTATAGTACTGCTAACACCATCTACTAATATTGTACTGTCGTCACCAACTACAGTGCCTTTTAAATTTCCAGTAATTAGATTTGCAGTTAATGAGTCTGTAGCAATGTTACCGGTAAACCAAGCATTTTCAAATCTGTTACCATCAGCACCAACATCAACTGAAATAGCGTTTGGTGCTAACGCTCCTACTAATACACTTCCTGAATCAACGTTACCAACAATCTTGCCATCGACTCCGTCAACTAATAATGTGCTATCGTCAGCAACAACTGAACCTTTTACTTCTCCGGTATGTAAACCTGCACTTGGACCAACTAAGTTTCCTGTAACTGTTCCTTGTACTGGGCCGTAGTGTGTTCCGTTTGTGTCTGCGAATACTGGAGCAACAATTCTTCCAAGAACACCATCTACTAATATTGTACTGTCATCTGCAAATACTGAACCTGTTATATCAATTTTTTGATCAAGTGCAACAGTAATTTTATCGTTAGGTGAATCAAGTGTAATGTTGATTCCATAACCATTTTCAAATCTTAAAATATCAGCAGTACTATCTGCTGCAATACTAGTTTGTCCGTCGACAGCAATTTGTTGGAATGTTGGAACTGCTGGAGCAGAGTTTGAAACAGTTGCAATACCTGTTGCAGGATCTGTTGAAACTGTAATACCAAAACCTTGTTGTACTTCTAGCACACCTGTGTTAGTAAACTGCACAGCACCAGTTATTGAACTAACTGTAATACCTTCGCCTGCTGTTCTTCCTGCTGCTCTACTAGGAATGTTAGTTGTGTTTTGTGCAGATGTAACACCTGTGTTAGTAATTGTTACATTGCCTGTTGCTGAACTAACTGTAATACCTGTACTTGCAATTGCTTGTGTTACACCATCGTTAATAAATG